CATCGTATAATGCAGAAACAGGTGGGAATTTAAAACCACCAGTTAAGTCGGGAGATAACCCTCGTAGGGCATCCTTTTTAGCACGAATGGGCAATATGCCTGGCGCTGAGATGAAAGATGGAAAGCCTACCCGACTTTTACTTTCTCTTAGAGCTTGGGGCGCAACGTCCAAGGAAGACGCTAAAGCTAAGGCTAAAGCGATCTCTAAGAGGAATATGAAGTGAGACCAGTATCTGTCGGAATTAACCCAACAGCCGCAACGCTGACAACTGTTTATACAGTTCCTACGGGTTATTACGCCAAGTTTACTGTGATGTACATTCACAATACTGGTGGTTCGACTAAGCACATTACTGTTCAATGGTATGACGCAAGTGCTGCCACAACCTTGGATATTCTTACTAATTACGACTTTACATCTAAGCAATACCTTCAGTTTGATGGCAATGCTTATATCGTTTTAGAAGAAGGCGATAGAATTCAAATTACTACTCAAAGTGCAAGTACATTCAGTTTTATTGCCACATTTGAAGTATCAGGAGCGCAACGAACATGACCTACTTAGAACTTGTTAACGATGTGTTGGTTCGCTTGCGTGAAAGCACAGTATCTACTGTTGGCGAAACCGCCTATTCTGCTTTGATTGGCAAGTTTGTCAATGATGGTAAGCGTCAGATTGAAGATAGTTATTCATGGAATGTACTATCTCAGACAATTACAGTGACTACTACTTCTGGCACAAGTTCCTATGCTTTAACAGGTGTTGGTCAGAAGTTTCGTGTTAATGATGCTATCAATACCACAAGTGTTATTACTTTAGATAACACCACTGTTGCGGACATGAACCGCAAGCTCAACTTTGGTACACCTTCACAGTCTATCCCTTCAGAGTTCTGCTTTAGTGGTGTAGATGGCAATGGCGATACAAAGATTGATTTGTTTCCTGTTCCTGATGGCGTATATACATTGAAGTTTGATGTAACTGTTCCACAGGCTAATCTGTCTGCTGATGGCACTTCTGTCAAGGTCTTAGACTACTTGGTTGCTCAAAGTGCTTATTCTCGTGCTTTGATTGAGCGTGGTGAAGATGGTGGAACAAACTCTAATGAGGCTTATGCTTTGTTTAGGGGAATGCTCTCTGATGCTATTGCATTGGAAAGCACTCGTTATCCTGAAGACAACTTTGTGGCGGTCTAATGGCATCAGCACTCCAAAGTTATAGTCTTTCAGCACCAGGCTTTTATGGCCTGAATACTGAAGATTCTCCTCTTGATTTAGGGGCTGGCTTTGCTTTGGTTGCAACTAACTGCATCTTAGATCAATATGGTCGTATTGGTGCTAGAAAAGGTTGGACAAGGGTTAACTCTTCCTCTGGCAATCTAGGTGCTAACGATGTTGGTGTTATCCATGAGTTAGTCCAAAACGATGGAACTTTGACTGTTCTGTTTGCTGGCAACAACAAGATATTCAAACTTGGTACTGCTAATGCGGTGACTGAATTGACCTATGGTGGTGGTGGTTCTGCTCCTACCATCTCAGCAAGTAATTGGCAATGTGCATCTTTGAATGGCATTGCATACTTCTTCCAAACTGGTCACGATCCTCTCATTTATGACCCAGCCGTAAGTACCACAACTTATCGCAGAGTCTCAGAGAAATCAGGTTATGTAGCTACAGTTCCTCAAGCCAACATCTGCATCTCTGCTTTTGGTCGCTTATGGGTAGCTAATACATCTACAGACAAAGTAACTGTTACCTTCTCTGATCTGATTGCAGGTCATGTGTGGGGTGGTGGCACTTCAGGCTCATTGGATGTATCTCGTGTATGGCCTAATGGTGCAGATGAAGTCATGGGCTTGGCAGCTCACAATGACTTCTTGTTTATCTTTGGTAAGAAGCAGATTCTTGTTTACTCTGGTGCTTCTACTCCCGCATCTCTTGTTCTGAGCGACACAGTAGGCTCTATTGGATGTATCGCTAGAGATACCATTCAAAGTATTGGTACTGACGTTGTTTTCTTGTCAGACTCAGGTGTTCGTTCATTGATGAGAACAATTCAAGAGAAGTCTGCTCCATTGCGAGACCTTTCTAAGAATGTTCGATTTGATTTGGAATCTTCCTTATCTGGAGAAACACTAGCAAACGTCAAATCTGTTTATTCAGAGAAGAATGCTTTTTATCTGCTTGTTCTGCCAGCTACTTTGCAAGTTTATTGTTTTGATACTAAGCAATCTTTGCAAGATGGTGCTTCCCGTGTAACCAAGTGGGATAATATTTCACCAACCGCACTAAGATCGTTGCGTAATGGAGACTTGTACATTGGCAAGAATGGCTACATTGGTAAGTATGGTGGTTATCTTGATGACACTACTACTTATCGATTCCTATATTACACAAACAATGCTGACTTAGGTAATCCCAATCAGATTTCCATTCTGAAGTCTATTACTGCCGTGGTGATTGGTGGCTCTAACCAGTTCCTCACAATCAAGTGGGCTTTTGATTATTCGGGTGCTTATCAGTCAGAGAACGTCTTTATCCCACCTCAAGGCTATTTTGAGTATGGAGTTGGTGAGTATGCAATTGCAGACTACGCAAGCGGTATCCCAATTAAAGCACTAACAAGTAATGCTTCAAGTGCGGGTAAAATCGTACAAACTGGTTACGAGGCCACTATCAATGGCACTCAGTTATCAATTCAGAAAATTGAACTTCAAGCCAAAGAAGGCAAGATAGGATAAATATGAGCAATTATTCAAAATCCACTAACTTTGCAACCAAAGACAATCTTTCACCTGGCAATCCTCTAAAGATTGTTAAGGGTACTGAGATTGATACAGAGTTCAATAACATTGCTACTGCTATAGCAACAAAGACAGATAACTCATCTGCCACGATTACTGGCGGTACGATAAATGGTGCGGTTATCGGTGGAACTACTGCCGCAGCAGGAACATTTACTAACCTTACTGTTAGCACAGCAGCTACGATTGCTTCTGCCGCCATTAGTGCAGGAACAATCAATGGTGCGGTAATTGGTGGTTCATCTCCACTTGCTATTACTGGCACAAACATCACTGCGAATACTGGCTTTAGTGGCCCGTTGACAGGTGCAGTCACAGGTAACGTAACGGGTAATTTGACAGGAAATGTCACAGGCAACGTCACAGGAAACGTAACTGGCAACCTGACAGGCAACGTAACTGCGGCTTCTGGCACTTCTACATTCAACAATGTGACCATCTCTGGCGCATTGGACATGGATAGCAGTACATCGGCAACCATTACTGGTTTGGCAAGCCCTACAAACGATTCTGATGCGGCTACCAAGGGTTATGTGGATGCACTAGCCCAAGGTATTGATGCCAAAGCCTCTGTTGTTGCGGCTACAACTGCAAACATCACTTTGTCTGGCGCACAAACCATTGATGGCATCTCGATTATTGCGGGTGATCGGGTCTTGGTTAAAGACCAATCTACTGCTTCACAGAATGGTATTTACTTGTGTGCAACGGGTTCATGGACACGCACCACAGATGCTGACACTTATGCTGAGTTGGTGGCGGCTTTTACCTTTGTTGAAAAAGGTACAACTAACGCTGATTCTGGCTTTATCTGCACAATAGATGCAGGTGGGACATTGGGAAGCACATCTATTACATGGGCGCAGTTCTCAGGTGCAGGTCAGATTACTGCGGGTGATGGTCTTACAAAGACAGGTAATACTCTCAATGTAGGTACTGCATCTTCTAGCCGTATTGTTGTCAATGGAGACAACATTGATTTGGCATCTTCTGGTGTAACACCAGGCACTTACCAATCTGTAACTTTTGACACTTATGGTCGTGCAACGGCAGGAACGAATCCAACAACGATTGCTGGCTATAACATCACAAATGCTTATACCAAAACTGAAATAGATTCGATTTTTGGTTCGACTACTGCTGCGGCTACTTCTGCTTCTAATGCGGCTACCTCTGCTTCTAGTGCGGCAACAAGTGCATCTAATGCCTCTACAAGCGAGACAAATGCGGCAGCTAGTGCAACATCGGCAGCGGCAAGTTATGACTCTTTTGATGACAGATACCTTGGCCCTAAAGCAACTGCTCCTACTGTTGACAATGATGGTAACGCTCTTTTAACTGGTGCTTTGTACTGGAATACAGCAGTAAGCACTTTGTATGTTTGGACAGGATCGGCTTGGACTCAGGCGGCATTTACTGCCTCTGGCTTTGCTACTTTGACAGGCACAGAAACTCTGACAAATAAGACTCTGACAAGCCCAATCCTGACAACTCCTCAGTTAGGAACTCCATCTAGCGGTACTTTAACTAACGCTACTGGATTACCTTTAACTACTGGTGTAACAGGTACTTTGCCAGTTGCCAATGGCGGTACTGGTGCAGCAACTTTGACTGCTAATAATGTTTTACTAGGTAATGGAACTTCTGCTTTGCAAGCAGTAGCACCAAGCACAGCAGGAAACATTCTTACTTCTAATGGTACGACTTGGGTTAGCTCAACTCCTGCTGGTGGTTCTACTGCCGATCTTCAAACATTCACATCTTCTGGCACATGGACTAAACCATCAGGCGTGACATTTGTTCGTGTTTGCGTTTGGGGTGGAGGCGGTGGCGGTGGTTCTGGAAGGTTTACTACTGCCGCACAAGATACTGCTGGTGGCGCTGGCGGTGGTGGTGGCGCAAGGGCTAGTGCTATATTTCCAGCCGCTTGTTTACCATCTACTGTTACTGTAACTATTGGTGCTGGTGGTGCTGGCGGTGCGGCTAGAACTTCTGCTTCATCTGGTGCAAATGGTTCTGTTGGAGGTACTTCAACTTTTGGAACTGGTTGTGGCTATATTAAAGCATTTGGTGGTGGTGGTGGCTCATTAGGGGCTTGCGATGCGGTTAATTATTATGGTGGAGGCGGAGGTGGTACAGGTGGTGCTGGTGGTATTGGTTCTTCTAGTACAGCTGCAACTGGTGGATTTCCAAGAAGTAACTACAACGGAGTTGTCGTAGCATCGTCTTGTCTAAGAGCTAATGCCATTGGTGGTGGCGGTGGTGCTGGTGGCGGTATCAATGCTTGTATAAGGACTGCGGCAGGAAATGCTGAATGGGGTGGTGCTGGCGGTGGTGCTGCTGGCAGACCTAATGTTTCAACTGTTTATTCTGGTGGTGGCTCTTTGTTTGGCGGTACTGGAGGAGGCGGTGGTGGTTGGACAAACGCATCTTTTAATGCTGGATGTGGTGGTGAGGGTGGCTCAAATAAGTATAGTGCTGGTGGCGGTGCTGCTGGTGGAAGTTGCTCTGCTGGAACTGCTGGTTCTATTCTACCTAGTGGCTCTGGTGGTGGTGGCGGTGGTGGAAGTGGATGTCGTTCTGTAGGTTCTGGTCTTGCTGGTGGTGCTGGCTCAGTTTATGGCGGTGGTGGCGGAGGCGGTGCTGGTGGTCGTGTTACAACATCAGGTGCTGGCGGTGCTGGTGGCTCTGGTGGCATTAAAGTTTACTCATGGTGATTTATATGAACAAATATGCACTTATAAACAATCAGAACATTGTTGACAACATTGTGTTGTGGGATGGTGGTGATTCATGGCAACCACCAGAGAATATGACTTGCATCAATGTGGAAAGCATTGATTGCAGCATTGGGTGGGTTTATGATGGCTCTGTATTTTCTGAGCCAGAAGTTATTGAAGTAATACCAGAAGTTATTGAAGTAACACCAGAGCCAACTCCTCCCACAAGAGAAGAATTGCTTGCTCAGTTAAATGCACTATCTGCCCAAATCCAAGCATTAACTTAAAGGCTAACTATGTGCGCTGCTGCTGAAACACCAAAACAAGATGTAATAAATGCAAACATCTATTTTCCAACAATCATTTATCAAATTGAGAAGCCTGAGTTTCTTGAGGCGGTTGGTAAGGTTGCGGAAGAAGCACTTGTAGAGATTCGCAGTAAACAAGAATTACATGAAATTTATCCTGTTCATATAACAGGTAATTTGTTTGATAAGCCTGATATTACGCCTTTTCAATACTATGTTGGTGGCACAGCTATGAACTTGCTTAATGAGCAAGGCTACAACCTTGATGGGTTTGAGGCTTACTTTTCAGAAATGTTTTGTCAAGAACACTATAAACATTCAGCAATGGAACAGCACGTTCATGGTGCTGGTTCTCAAATGGTTGGATTTTATATTCTTGAAGCCCCAGAGAATTGCTCAAAGATTGTATTCCATGACCCAAGGGCGGGTAAGCCAATGATTTCTTGGAATGAGAAAGACATGGGTCAAGCAACATTTGCAAGCAATGCAATTAACTTTACGCCTAAAGCGGGTTTGTTGATGTTTACAAATGCTTGGTTGCCACATAGTTTTAGCCGACATGAGGCTGATGAACCAATTAAGTTTATCCATTTCAATATTGGTTTGCGTCAAGTAAACAATGTTGCGTTCAATCAATGTATTGCACCAGCAGCAGAGATTATATGAAGACATACCAAATAAGATTTAACAAAAGCCGTGGCCAAGCTGGGCGTGGTTCAATGGATCACGTTTGGAGAGTCTTTGAAAACGGCAAAGAGTTCTTGTTTAAGAATTTAGATATAACTGTTCCTGTTAAAAGTGAAAAAGATGTTAATGGACAGGACTACAACATTACTTGCCAAGGCTTCTTGACAATTGATAAAGACACATCGACCGCAGTTATTACGGCACATATTAAAGTGCCTGAATTAGAAACTGCATAAATAAGGAGCAATCATGGCTGTAACTAGTGCACAAATTGTAGATTTTCTGCTTGCTAATCCAGGCATGACTGATGCCGAGATTGTTACGGCTATGGAGACCTATGGGGTTTCTCCTACTCAAATGGCTCAAGCTGTTGGCTTACCAGAGGGGGAGGTTGTTTCCCGAGTAGCGGCTACTGTTCCATCAGGTCAATCTATTATTTTAGGCGATACTCGTATTGCTCCTCAATATCAAATAATTGGTTCTGGTGAAGATCAGCAAATTGGTGGCATTGAGAATGTCTATGTTGAAAAAGTACCAACTGCAGATGTTAACTATAAGTCTCCTGTTGGTACACCAATTCAGGTTTACAGCCCTACTGGAGAGTTTGTCAATACGATAAGAACTCAAGAAGATCAATCATTCTTTGGTGGTTTGATAGATGCTTTTAAAGACCCTGTAGTTTTAGCCGCTTTAGCAGGTGGTTATGGTGCTGGATTGTTTGGTGGTGCGGGAGCGTTAGGTGGTGCGGCTACTGTTGGCTCAACTGGCTTAACAATGGCTGAACTTGCCCAACTTGATCTTGCTCTTGGTGGTGCTGGTGGTACTGCGGGAGCAACTGCTCTTGCTAACTCTTTAACTACTGGTGCTTTAGCAGGTACATTGACTAACCTAACAGGTGGTAGTGGTACAGGTGCTTTGACAGGTGGATTGGCTACTGGTGGTGCTGTCGCAGGAATGGGTGGTGCTGGTGGACTAACCGCAGGTGCAGGTGGTGTTACTGGTTTAACAACAGGTGCAGGTGGCGTTACAGGATTGACTACTGCTGGCGGTTTAGCAGGTGCTAATACTTTGCTTGGTGGCTCTACTCTTGGTTCTACTTTAGGTGGTTTAACAACGGGTGCAGTTGGCTCTACTTTGGGTTCTACACTTGGTTCTACTGTTGGCTCTACATTGGGTTCTACAGTTGGGTCTAACCTTGCAAATACTGCTGCATCTACATTGGGTAGAGGTCTTACTTCTGGTAGTTTAGCAAA